AGGAATTTCTCAAAGTAATTCATTACTTCATCAATGTCTTCTTGAGGCATAGATCGTTTTCTCATGTACTCTGCTGTCAACTTAACAAGTAATGGTAGAGGCATTGCTTTGTACTGCATACCCTCTGTAATATCTGAGAATATCTCGTCTGCACTAGACAAGTCATAGTGCTTGCTGTAGGTCACAATATAGTTTTCAAAGTCCTCGTCACGAACCTTTGCCATTCTTCTAAGAACTTGATTTTCAACCATTTCCATGTCCATAGCTGTCGAAGCTAGTAAGCCTTGCTCGTCTACGTTATCAAACCGTTTTGCTGCACCAGATACATTGCTCTTGACAAGGGACTTATCACGAACCATCGCCATAGAAAATATCAATGACATCAGGTCACCAAAGATAACATCCCTCAAGTGTTGTAAGCCCTGCATATCGGCTTGGTACAGCATATTATTGGGTATCGTTTGCTCGTCAGGTATGATGATCGCCATACCTACACCCTCTTTGATTGTGCGTGAATCGTACTGGTCATCATCAGCAACACCTGCTAGGCTTCGCACAATAGAATCTGTTAGCACAGGTATAGGATGACCGAATAGTTCTGATCCTTTCTTCAAGTCATAGAACAATTCAGATGAAGCAAGATACATTCCTTTGAGAGAATATCTTCTAGGTTTGCCCACTACAAAAGAACTATTCGCATCTGTTTGTCCTTTTAGAATAGTGGCTGGAACCTCACCGAATGGATTCTCTATCTCTAATATCTTTTTCTTTACGCTATTCTCTTGTATATAAACACAAATGTATTCAGGAGTGTATGCAGTCCATCTAAATTTCTTTACGTTTTGTATGTCATAATACATCTGACGAGTAACAAGCAAAGTAAGAACGCCTTGTTTCACTTGGAAGTTGAATATTTCATGAGGTCGCAAAACGAAGTTGTAAGGAACCACATTGCCATTATTATCTAGGACTGGATTGCCGTCTCCATCCATCATCAAGTCAGTTACTACTGCGCCAAACCCAAGAACCTCTTTTACGAACATTACTTTGTCACGATAGAACTCAGTAATGGAACATCCTGCATCATCAAAGTTACCTGACTTATACTTCCAGAAATCCTTGTTTTCAGGGAACATTCTGTTGACATTGTTCTCGTCATATATCCTTTGTTGAGCAGCAAAAAACTTTTGCTCCAATGGAAACAGCTTCATCCTGCCTAGTCTTTCTTTGTACTCATCATCAGACTCAATCGTAGACTGTTCTATGATGTAAGACTTGTCAGAAAACACTGTAGATGATATAGCTGTATATTCATCATACTCAGACTGAAACCAACTATTCATAATCTTCGCCCTATCCAACACCACACTGTAATAGGGATGCCTAGTTTCTTTCATTACTATATCTTCAGCAACATCCTTTGGTACAGAATAAATCTTAGATAAATCAATCATCTTTTAGAGAATTGTAGGGCTATAGCTACAGCTTGTTGTCTGCTATACCCCTCGTTTATAAGTTGTCTTATGTTTTCAGAAATCGTCTTTTGGGATGTACCCTTCTTGAGTGGCATGACTCCTAATCTTCGTCTCTAGATGATTTACCAAAATAATAACCAGTCACAGTAGTAAACGCAGTAAAGATTGCACCAAATGCTACGTTTACAAGAGTCTGAGAGTTGCCTCCTATATCATCAGTGAATATAAGCACACCCACCAATCCAAATGCACCTAGTATGATAGACGCTGCAAGGATCGTGTTCATGTTTCTAGTAAACGCATTCTTTGAGGCTTTCATCCTAGCAAGTTCACTGTTACGAGCGTTTTGGACATCTTGTATCTCCATTTCAAACTCGTTCAGATCGTGTTGCATCTGAGTAAGAATTATTTCTTTGTCATCATCAGATAACTCAGTAGAGGATCCTACTTCTTTTTTAAATAGTTCTAATATTTGGTCACTTCTACCACCAGTTGCTATGCTAGCAACAACAGTGGCTGCTTTTGCACCTAGCTTAGGTGCTTTCTTGGTTAATAAATCAATAAAACCCATATTGATTAGTTTTTTCTTGCCCATATCTATTTTATTAAGTCCATAAGTAAATTTACGAGAGTTCCAGACCCTAAGCCTGCCCCAGTAGCCCAAGCTACTATTTTTTGTTTAAACTTTACAAGTTCTTCAATTTGTTTTTCGTTATTCTCAACTTTATAGACGAGACCTTCCTTATTAAATTCGTTACCTAACAATGCTTCTTTCATATCCTGAATGTCTTTAGTTATCAATTCTATAACTGAATGTAACTGTTTTACTTCAAACTTCAAGTCTTTATTAAGCTGCTCTTGCGATATAGCCATTATCTAGTTACCATTTTTTGCACGACCAATATCTTGCCGTAAATTTATCTTTAGCTGTGGAACAACGATGTCTCGCTCTAAAAGACTTTCTACGAGCTGGCTCATTCTTACGTATGGGCATATTGGGATCGCCATAATGGATAACCTTAACTTGATTACCCTTCTTTGCTAAAACTACAAATTTTTTAGTGTCCCTCCAACTCCTGCGTGGCTTGTTAAACCCAGCATACGTATGACCCCTGTATTCAATGCGACCACCGCTAAGTCTTTTAACATCTTTCATGGCGACAAAATAATTACTATTTATGTTTTGATTCAATACCAAATTAAAGTATTGAATTTTACGTAATTCAGCCATAAGTTTAATGCAATTACTAATAATACTGACGAATAGTTATAACTATTGGTCATTATACTATTCAAATGGCAAACGAACCATCAAAACCAGCTCTATACAGTCGAGTTAAGTCTGAGGCTAAACGTAAGTTTAAGATATTTCCTAGCGCCTACGCTTCTGCGTGGATTGTGAAGGAATACAAAAAACGAGGTGGAACATACACAGGAAAGAAGAGTAAACGAAAAGGCATCGCTCGATGGATGCGAGAAAAGTGGACTACTCAAGATGGCTCTCCTTGTGGATCAAAGAAGTTCAAAGGCGTAAAAAAATGCCGACCTACTGTTCGTATTAGCAAAGAAACACCTGTTACATGGCAAGAACTCAAGGCGAAGGGCAAGGCTTCTGAGGCTGTAAGAGAGAAAAAGCGTGTAGGAATGGGCAAACGTGCTAAAGCTATAAAAAGAGACTAGCGTAATACGTACATTGGAGTATTACTGCCTCGCTCATTACGCCAAATAGCATAATCTATCGCATCTGACATATGTCCACGATCACCATTGTCTATTTTTATGCCTTTGTCATTCACAATGGAGTACATATAGTCTTTTATGGTGTGTTCACATCTGGTATTTATCAAAAGTCGTCTTTCACCATTGATTCCAGCATAAATTACATTATTTACCTTGTCTACACGCACTTTTCTTCGTGGATTTTGTATGTCTAGCTCATTTTTATACAAAATTTGATGCTGTTCAAAGACTTCTCGTACATAATCCCAGTCATTTTTACCTACACGACCATAATTACCACTTTTTTGGTTAGATGTGTTGTCTCCAGATAATAAAACCTTTGAAATATCCCATTTATTTAATAATTCAACAGCTTTGAGGGCTTGTTCGGTTGTTAGAGCTTCTTTGGAGAAGATTTCGTCAAATACAATATACTGCCTAAGCCCATTACGAGCTTTTTTAACTTGTAACAAAGCCCAACAATGAGGAGACCTGTTGAAATCAGCGCACAACCAAACAGGACTGCTACTATCGTAATCGAGAGCTGTAAGATTACCATCAGGGTAGTGGTTATATCCATCAAAATGCTTGTATGCCTTCTTCGTAGGATCATCTGTTTCCTCACTCATTTCATATCCAAGTTTATACGACAGAAAGTCCATCGCTTCTTCTTGGAGCAATCTTTGTTTACTATGATTTGTTTCCCAAAGAGGTATTTCCCATACTTTATCTGGCTGTCTCATAGTCTCGTATTGACTGAAGGGCACTTTTTGGATCTACAAAAAATATAGCCACATGATCATCAGCCGCATCTTCTATTATTGATAAAGCACCAGACACATAATGATGAACAGTTTTAAGGTCATAGCTTAGTATGTTCCATCCATGTCTCATACATTCGTCTATAACATAATCTAATATACCTGACTCTGATTCTTTAGGCAATATCTCCCAGTGCTGTTTCATTACCTTTGCTTCTATCATACGAGAGAATAATTCTATTTCTTTTTTAATACGATTTACTTCACTTTGATCTGTGTCTACAGAAAGCCTTATGTATGTTACTATTTCAGGTTTTTCCATTCTTCTACTTTATATCCAGTTTTATCTTCTTTTACAGAAATCTGAAGAACATTGAATATTCCAGATTTCATCAGCCTGCTATTAGCATCATTAGGATGATTTGGAGTACATACACTCAAAACAATACCTTTATCATGAACACGCTTGATCCATGTGTTCGACACCTTGTTCCATACTGTATCTCTACGTGCCGTGGATATTCTGTCCTCGTCATTGCACACGTCATCAAGAATCAATACACCAGCTCGCTGACCTGTAGTTTGAGTCAATACTGCATACGCCTCATAGGTAGGATTACCTGTTCTATTACGACTCTTCACTATTATCCTTTGAGTTGATCCAGTATCAGTTCTATCAAACTCAACAGCATTAAAATTATTCTCTTTGCACCAGTATTTATACATATCACTCATAAACAACGCACGTAGCGATAATATCCTTTTAGCAGATATACCACCATCAGCAGACACAATCAAAGTCTCAAGTTCATGCTTTCTCGTGGTCATATAGGCTGATAGACCAATAGCTACTTGTTGCGACTTGCCAGTATTATAAGGCGCACGAATCAATCCATTCAGACGAGCGTTCTTAGACGATGAATCCTGCTCCCAGTCATAAATACCTTGTTGCATAGCTAGGTGTATATCTGCTTGGGTAAGTTTTCTGCCATCTTGATCTGCCAAACAATTCTCAATAAAACAGTTGCGCAAATCAATAGAATCTGGTGGTGGTTCATGCCCAACAATGTTGACAAGTAAATCAGACCAATTAGCTTTTTGGGGCATACG